ACAATCTGTGTACCATCATCAATGTTACGAGCATAAACAGTTAGCTGGAAGTTTAGATCGTATGGAGCACCCATGTATGCCGATGATGCGGTTGTGCCACCGGTAATTGGCTTTGATGCTTTCAGTAGACTATTCTGTTTTCTAGAGGCATCATAGGTAATACCAGAGATTTCAAATCCCATACGTGGTAGAATAGCTTGAAGCTGTCTTGTTAGGTCTGGGTCAGAAAAGACACGAGTTACCATCTTCTCTTTTGGTGAGTAGATGATAGGCACGAGGAATCGGTTGACCTCTGCACCGGTCTGATCATTCTTTCTAATGATAGAGATATCATCAAACAGTCTTCCGAAAAGGATGACTGCTTTCTTGGTTAGTTGATGATAATAGTGTGCGTTACCGAGCATTAAGGTGTTCCAAACGGATTAGTTTCAGATAGATCAAGGATCAAATCTGCGCCAGTGTCAAAGTCTTTGTTGTCAAAGATATCAAATTTAACATAATCATTCTTTTCATCATCAATAGTATTGATGGTAATTTGGGCTAGAGATGTGTTACCATATAGAGTGTTAGCAGTAAAGTTGCCAGTGATACTATGAATAAACATGGTACCATTGGCTTTATACCACTCACTAAGTTCTGCATGTGCCGTATTGTTTGCCCATGTTCCGTCTGGTGATTGATATACAACTTCACCGTCTTTAAAGTTGCCGACACCAGATAGTTCAACATTTAGCTTTAGTGTATAACTGTTTTCTTCCTCGATCTGATCAATTTCCTTAACACCAGTATCAATAGCATCTTCGGAGAAGCGGAATAGTTCGCAGCGCATTTCGTAAATGTATGGCTCTCTATTACCAAGAGAGTAGAACATTAGCTTCTTTTCAATGAACTTGATTTCAAACATACGATGCATTAGCGGAACATAAATTAGGTCACCTTCTTGTGGTCTGACACGCAATACGGTTGGAAGACCACGAGCAAATGAACGTCGAGAGATAACAAAGTTTGAGGTATCTCTGATCTCTAAACCAAACTTGGAGAAGAAGTCACCATCACCTTCGAAGCCTTCGACGTTGGCTAGGTATGCTTCAATTGAATATGCTTTCTCGAATTTGCTCTTGGCATACTCACCAAAGATCATATCACCTTCATCAAAGGACTCTCTGGGAATGTAATAGACTTGATGACCCATGATCTCAATGGATTCGACAATAACATCTTCCATGAGGTGATGCTCATTGTTAAAGCGGTTCTTTCCAGGAAAGTTGTTAAAGTAGCGATTGATTGCCATTAGCCTACCAAGAATCCTGGAGGTGCTTCATATGTCTGACGAATTTCGTTTTCGATCTTTTCAATATCAGAAACGGCTTCATTATAGATATCAACACCACGCATAGTGATACCACCTGGTAGCTGCATCTTATCAAACTTGGACATGTTGGTGCCCCACTGTTTCTTGACATATGCTGTGGTTAGCTTCTTAAGCATACGGTCATTCCATACTCTAGTGTATGTGTCAGGATCGGTAACAACAAAGCCTTCTACAATGACATACTCACCAGCTTCAATATCTGTTTCCCAGTCCATATCGATATAGAGTTTGTCGGTTAGTCGATTAAAACGAATAGGAGTCTCACCGGTGAACAATAGATCAAGTGTAGCTAGATGCTGCATGGTGAGAGAGTAATTGACATATGAGGTGGATGATAGATCCCATAGATCGTTTAGGCGTAGCTGATAGCGTAGGTCAAACATGTTCATAGCCATGTTACCTTGACCAATCTTGAATATTCTGGTGGCACCGATTAGATTTTCTGATACCGAGATATACTTGTTAGTGATATCCTGTGTGGTCATCTGGTGCTTGACATAGGTACGCTCGGTACCATTGAAGTGAAACTCGTTCCAATACTCAAATGCCAGTTCAACGGCGTCATTGACCTGCTCATCATCCACGTTAATCTGGATGACAGGGTAGCCTAACTGTCTTAGGCAAAAATCTTTTAGTTCTTCTTTGTTAGCAGGTTTGTTAAGTGACATTTCGTTACCTTATGTTTTGAGTATTTATCTTACATCTGGTAAGTATGAACCATACAGATTTGTTCCGTCACAAATGAATGAGAATATATCTTTTCTGTTGGCGGTTGTGGTCAATACAGGTGCTACACCGGCTGGCCACTTGAATACAGGACTCCAGGTTAGGGTTCTACCACCGGTACCGTCTTGATTGACATGTAGAATAAGAGTACCAACTTTGAGATTGCTTGGTGTGTCCATATATCTGTTATCACCTAAGGTGACATAAGCAACTGCCGCTGTGGACATATCCCATGAGATATTGGCGGCATCGGTCAAAGTCTGTGATACAACACTAACGGTGCCTGGATTGATGTTACCGGACAATGAAATGTTATTGATTGTTATTGAACCGCTGGCAATACTATTAGCGGAATCATAAGAGGTATTGACCAGTGTGTATAGTGTATTTACTCTATTACCGTCAGGAATCACGACCATGTGATTGGCTGTGTTCATGCGGAAGTATTCGGCCGATATGATATGATTGTCTCTAATCGTCACTGTATTGGTGCCGATTAGCAGGTTACCAGTAACTCTTAGGTTGCCATTGAATACTGCATTACTAACGTTAGGCAGAGCATTGTTAGCGGTATTGTATGCGGCATTTGCTGTGTCATAGGCAGAACCGTAATATCCACTAACCACATTAGCAATGAATGTGTTGGTGGTCCATCTGGTGTTAGCAGCATCATATACATACTGCGCCCCTGTTGAGGCGTAAACGTATATCTGCTTATCTACTGGTGATGACGGAAAATTTAATGGCATAGTATCCTATTTATATTACGGTTTAACAGGCCAATTTACACTGGTCAAATCTAATCTACCAGCTTCATCCAGAGTAGGTGTAGAATTTTGTGGCAAATCTCTTAGAGCCTGTCTATAATCTTTCTGTTCTTGTGTCATAACTCTATCAGACATAGCCCACCAATCCGTTTCTGCTAATCTCTTATCTCTTTCACGACGAAGTAACTTTTGAGGCTCGGCTGCATTAAGTTCTTCAACCTTTGCTAGTAGTTCCGCCTCGGTAGGTTGTGTAATGACTTTATCTTGCCAATCAATATTTTCATATTTTGTGGCATCTCCTCTAACTACCCATAAGGCATTTGGTACAACTAATGGTAGTGCATGTGTAAAATCGTATTTCATTTTTTCCTCTTAGGCAATTGCAATAACTGATAAATGTGGCATACAGAACTGGTTACCACCAGTACCATCCCAATATGTTGTTCCATGTAGGTACATTCTGTCACTAGCACCATACGCTCTCCATTGCATCTTCATGATCTTTGCGGTGGTCCATGTTGCTTGACGACCAGTATTAGTATTACCTACTCCACCAATATTTATCGTCCATTCAAATGGCGTTCTATTTTCATGATAGTAGGCGGAACGAGAATGTCTGGCCCATAGTACCTCGGTACCATCGATAAAAAACTTGTTGTGTGTAATAGCATGAGCATCCAGCCAGTATGCCGACCATTCAAAACGGTAAACAACCTTTGTTGTTCCTGTTGGTGGTGTATAAGATATGGATGATCCAGTCATATCAGCATAGGCGTATGATGTATCGGCTTGCTGTCCTGTTACGTTAGGCCATGTATATGTGGTACCATTGTAACCGGTGATAGTTGAACCATCACATGGACTGGAAAGATACTCAATAACCTGACCGGGCCTTTGTGGATAACCATTAGAAAAATGAGTTGCACCACTTGTTCCTTGAATAGTATCTGCTTTGATAATGCTAACCATTATATCCTCTATGCTACCGCAATAATCGTAAGTGTCGGTATGTTAAATGAAGCGGCATATGAACCACTGGTAGCATCCCAATAACGAGTGCTATGCAACTGCTGGTAATTAGAACCACCATATGTGCGCCACTTTAAATTCATTGTCTTACTACCTGTCCACGAGTCAACACGACCTGTATTGAAGTTTGTGGTGCCACCGATATTTATTGTCCACTCAAACGTTGATCTTTCCTCAGGATACTGTGCTGAACGTGAATGTCTTGCGTAAACCACTTCATTCTGATCGACATAAAATCTATAGTGTGTAATATCATGAGTTGTGACACTATATCGACTAAACTGAAACCTATAGACCACTCTACTGGTGCCAGGTGGTGGTGTGTAGCTTACGGCTGATCCATAAATGGTTTCATATGTATAAGTGTTAACCTGTATCTTTTCACATACATCGGTTGTAAATTCATTGTAACCTTTTAAAGCTGAACCGTCACATACGGTTGTCAAATATTCAATGATCTGACCAGGTCTTTTTGGATAGCCCTTGTCATATAAATCTGTACCAGCACTGGACTGTATTTTATCGACTGTTAGACCCATTAGCCAGCAATCTCCATAACTGTAATAGAACTGGTGCCTCTTTCGTAACCACCAGAGGTAGTACCGTTAACACAACGATTGATATACATTGTTCCACCAGTGGTTGATGTAAAGGTAAGCTGATAAGTCAATGCCGACGTTGACGCCGGTGCATCCCAGCAATCAAAGAATCCGTGTTCCGCAGTAGAATCATTATCACTCGCATAATGCGAGATAGATGGCATATGAATACCGATTGTCGATGAGCCCAGTTGTGGTGGTAATCCAATCAATGTGCTATTCCTTTTAATACCAAAAACAGATTGCCATGTCATATCTGATGTTGGATTAAGTTCTCCTGTCCATCTTGCCCGGATGTATATTGTGCTATTCACGCTTTTAGGTGTGATCGTTACAGCAACACCAGTAACATCGGTATATGTATTATAAGATGCTGGTATCGATACAGATGTTGGTGTTGTATAAGTGGTATTGACAAACTGTAAAACATGACCAGGAACATAGAGGTCACCACCAGATATTGATATGGATGAACCCACAGCCGCAATCGTGTTTACAGAAAGTAAGCTGGCCATTATCCAGCAATTTCCATAAGAGTGATAGAACTGGTACCTCTTTCATAACCACCAGAGGTAGTACCGTTAACACATCGGTTAACGTATATGGTTCCACCTGTAGATGTCGCCATTGATAGCTGATATGTCAATGTAGAGGTCGTCGCTGGTGTGTCCCATACATCAAAGAAAATGTGTTCAGCGGTACTATCGTTATCACCTGCATAGTATGATAGTGAAGGCATATGAGTGCCAACAGGTAGTGATCCAGGCTGAGGAGCGATATTTACAGGTGTTCCGTTTCTTCTAACAAACCAAACAGAATCCCATGACATGCCGTTAACAGGAGACAACTCACCTGTCCATCTTGCAGTAATGTAAATCTTACTGCTGGCGCTTTTAGGTGTGATTGACGCAGAAACGCCAGGAATATCTGTATATGATGTATATGGTGATGATACGTTAACACCAACCGATGTTGGTTGTGAATAATATGTGTTGACTACCTGCACGATATGACCAGTGATATAAACACTGTTATTACTTGGAACAGTGATTAGTGATCCGGTTCTTGGTTGTATCTGATCAACTTTAATTACACTGGCCATTAAACAGCAATCTCCCAAAGAGTTCCGATACTCACACCGTTTTCATATGACGTTGTGCCTGTGGAACCTGCGGTTCTATTCATACACCATGAATAACTACCGGCACTAATGATACCTGGTGCATAGGTCACAGTTGATGTTGTGGCTGGATAATCATAATACATAAATGTTCTTGTATCAGGAGTTGAGTTATAATCTGTTTCATATCCGATAGCCATTGAAATACCTGACCAGCTTTGGTTACCTTGAACCGTATTATATCCTGCATATGTACCAGTAATAAGTGACCCATTTTTATACATTCTATACATGTATTCGTGGGTGCTGGTGCCTTCACCAAACATCATGAACATGCAAAGGATCATGCTGGTTGATTTCTTAGGTGTAATAGAGACACGCATATCGGTCATTTCCACACCACTTGTGTTTGTGGCATATACAACCGCAGTATCAACTCGTATCGTCTTAACTTGTAATACATGACCGGGAGCAACCAGATTATGACCTGCTGGAACAGTGATGATGTTACCACCTCCTGATGATCCTTCAATCTGATCTACAATGATTCTGCTTGTCATACGATTACCCACTCTCCTGCGATGTTGACTGTAACACCATCAGCGACGGTGATAGGACCGATACTCATTTCATTATAGGTTGTGCTAATGGTATAGTTAGAAGCCACTACAGGAATGTTTCTAAAGTTAGGAACAGCAGCCAGTGTAACGGTGCTTGATGTATTGATAGCGCCGTCAACGTCCAATTTAGATGTAGGTGAAGTGGTGCCAATACCTACATTACCAGTTGATATTATATTTCTAACTGTAAGAG